CCTGTTTACTTGATTACCCAATCACAGACGCACAAGCTGCTCTTGCAATGGTCGAAGTCAAGCTCGCAAGAATCACAGAAACCCCAAGCCACGAAGATTCTTACATCGATGCAATAGCCTATTTGGCAATAGCAGTCCAACTACAAACAGAGGCAGATGAACTTTATGTTTAATCTAGATGATTACCAGCCAGTCGAAGAGCGATTGGCTTTATTCATAAAAGACTATGAAGATTTCAGAGTCGAAACAGAGTTAGTGAGTTTCCAGAATGACAGATACATTGTTAAAGCATGGCTTTATCGTACTTTCGCTGATAGCACGCCGTTCTCCAGCGGACTCGCTGAGGAGACGATTAGCAGTCGAGGCGTTAATGCAACTAGCGCATTGGAAAACTGTGAAACTAGCGCGATCGGCAGAGCACTTGCGAATGCTGGTTACGCAAGCAAGGGTAAGCGACCAAGCAAAGAGGAAATGGTTAAGGTCGCAAGAACAAAGTTCGCAGACAAACCGAAAGAATATATCCCTGTCGTAAATGAAGCCGATCCCTGGACTATCAAAACAGTCGCAACACCTACGACATCAGCAGAAGCAGTCGCTGTTGTGAAGGACATTATAGGTGGCACAACTGACAAGGATGTTCCTCGTTGTCCTCATGGTGAAATGCATTGGGCACATGGAATGACAAAGGCTAACAAGCCTTGGGGTCATTTCAAGTGCATGGCAGCAGCTACAGGTGAAATGAATCGATGCCCGAAAGGCGAAGATGTAATTTGGTATGAGATAAGTCCAGAAGGCAATTGGCGACCACAGAAGGCAAGGGCATAACTATGGGCGAAATGGTAATCTTTGATGATGGCACAGCAACCATCATGGGCGGAGAGCTCACAGAACCGCAGGATATTGTTATCTATTGCGATCTTTGCAATGAACCTGTGGCTATTACTCCAGAGGCTAATGACCAGGTATTTGTTACCTGTCTGAGATGTCATGCAGTTAGCCATATTGCACTTAAAACATCGAAAGAAGCAGATGCCGAGCCAACACAGGAAGCATAGAGGTTATGCGACCGAACGCTTAGTCGCCATGTACTTGCAGCAATGGTGGCACGCAGCTAGTGTCGGTCGTGGTCAAGGCGAGGACATTCTCAATGTTCCGTTCGACATCGAGATTAAGGCTCGTAACTCACTTGACATCAAAGGGACACTACGCCAGATCAAGGCACGCACGGACAAGTCAGGGAAGCTTGGCTTTGCGTGTTTCAGACTTAATGGTCAAGGGGAAGCATCAGTCGGTGAGTTCGTCTGTATGTTGTCATTAGTCGATCTGGTGCAGTTATTACGCAAAGCAGGTTATACAAAGATTCCAGTAGATATTGACTGGGAGAAGTCCATGATCAGATGTACTGATTGTGGTAATTGGAAAGTAAAGCATTGGGAGTGTAAAGCCTGTGGGAAAGAAGAAGCCGATAATGCCGATGTATGAATATCGTTGCCCTATTTGCAATACTCAAATGGAGCTTGAATTGTCTATGGATCATGACTTGGTTCGATGCACAGATTGTGGCGCACAGGCTAATCGCATCTATTCAGTACCTGGCATTGTGTTCAAGGGCAAAGGGTTTTACTCAACAGACAAGGGCGGCAAATGAACAATGAGGTAATACTGGTAGCAGCTAGAGGACTTTGGGCTGCTTATGAAACTAACATGCCAGATACTCCAGCACGCGTGGCTAAAGTAGTTCTAGCTGCTTTAGAGAAAGAGGGTTATTATGTCGGGCTACGGTAGAAGCATAGAAAAAGGCGACGAGCACTACACCCCATCCTGGGTGTTTGAATGCCTAAACGTAAAGTTTGATTTAGATGTGTGTTCTCCAGAAGGCGGAAGAAACATTGCAGCTCAATACTTTACAGAATTAGATGATGGCTTAGCACAAGACTGGCATGGCAATGTTTGGATGAATCCGCCGTATAGCACCCCTACTCCCTGGGTTGATAAGTTTCTAGAGCATGGCAAAGGCATAGCTCTGCTGCCTATCACAAGGGGCAAATGGTGGGATCGCATGTGGCAGGCTAGCGATGCGGTTGTGCCCTGCGAATACAATTTTAAGTTTGAGCGACCAGACGGCACGCTGCGTGTAATCATGTTTAGAACTATGTATTTCGCAATTGGTGAAGAAAATGCTCAAGCTTTACAAAAGGTGAGCCCTAATCGTGTGAGGTAAATCACATTCCACATATTGAGATTATTGAGGAAGCTATGCGCAATAAACTTGACACAAGCATTACACTCAGAGAGCTAGAGCACATCAGGTGCTCAGAGCGAACCGCTAAGCGGACAGTTCGCTCGGTAGCAATCGTGTTAGGGGCAGCTCTATGCTTCAACATGGTTTCAGCTGCAAGTGCGACAAACGATCCTAATAAACGCATAACATCAAAAGAGTATGCAAGAGGACAATTAACAGTTCAGAATTACAAATGTATAGCTGTGTTGTATGGCAAGGAATCAGCATGGAAGTGGAAAGCAGTAGGTAATCTAGAAGGTACTCATCGAGTCTATGGAATACCACAAGGTAAGAGTGAATGGCTAAGAACTGCTAATCCATTAGAGCAGATTGATTGGGGCTTACGATACATAGGACATAGGTATGGCTACACTATGACACATGAAGGTAAGCAACCCAATACATGCAAAGCTTTAGATCATTGGAAGCGTAAAGGATGGCATTAGATAAACTCAATAGCCGTAAGTATCGCAATCACAAAGAGCGAGTGTTTGCTCGAGATGGCAGGCAATGTAGATACTGTGGCAATGATGAGAACTTGCAAGTAGATCACATCATTAGCCGTAAGAACGGTGGCACACATGACATGGATAATCTTCAAGTATTGTGCAGGGATTGTAATTTGCGTAAATCATCGAAGGATGAGGGCGTTTTTTTAGCACAGACGGCTACCCCCCCTGTCTTTTCTTCCCGTATCCCCACGATGCAGTCCGAACCGATGCAAGATAGTCCGTTTAAGATTCGACCTAATCCAAGTCAATGACAGATAAACCCAAGAAGACCCAGCCGCTACGAGGGGCAACTGAGCCGAGGGTTCACAGCCCACTTCTTAAGGGCAAAAGCCGTTACAAAGAAATCCTAGACATGGTTGATCGTCTAAAAATGGACAAGCTCATGCCATATCAGGAATTCGTGTTAAAAGACATGATGGCTGTAGATAAGAAAAATAACTATCGTCGCAAGACATCGCTGCTGCTCATATCTCGCCAGAATGGTAAATCGCACTTAGGCAGAGTGCGCATTATCTGGGGCATGTTCTATGGCGATGAGAAGAAGGTCATCATTATGTCAGCCAACCGAGCAACATCCTTGATGCTCTTTCGAGAGATTGCCTGGATCATAGAATCGACTCCGGAACTTAAAGCAATGACAAAGGCAATCCGTTATGCAAATGGCGGCGAACGAATAGAGCTACTTAATGGTGCAACGCTCGATGTCATATCTGATAACTCATCATCACCACGCGGAAGAACAGCAGACTTGCTATGGATCGATGAAATCCGAGAAATCTCAGAAGAAGGCTACAAAGCAGCAGTACCTGTAACAAGAGCGAGAGCCAACGCCCAGACATTCTTAACTAGCAACGCTGGCGACCATTTCAGCAGCGTACTCAATGGCTTAGTTGAACGCGCTAAGGATTATCCGCCTGAAACCTTTGGTTATTATGAATACAGCGCACCGCAGTATTGCAAGATTGATATAACAAGCGATTGGTTCTGGCGCAATGCTGTAGCACCTAGCAATCCTGCACTTGGCTACACAATTACAAAAGAGTCGATTGAAGAAGCTATTGCCACCAACCCAATCGAGCAGACGAGAACAGAAACGCTGTGCCAATGGATTGACTCGTTGCAATCTCCCTGGCCGCATGGAGTCTTGGAAGAAACATCGGATAACACACTTGAAATGGCTGTGGGCGCTTATACAGTCTTTGCTTTCGATGTTAGCCCGTCAAGGCGTAACGGATCGCTGGTCGCAGGTCAATTACTGCCAGATGGTCGAATCGGAATCGGAATCCTAGAAACCTACAGCTCACAGATGGCAATCGATGAATTAAAGATGGCAGCCAGCATTAAAGCCTGGTGCGACATCTATAAACCACGATTAGTTTGCTTTGACAAATACGCCACACAGACGATTGCAGACAGACTTTCTCAAGCTGGTGTAATGACAGAGGATGTGTCTGGTCAGCAGTTCTATAAAGCCTGTGGTGACTTATTAGAAGGCTTAGTCAATCATCGCGTGGTTCACAATGGGCAGGCAGAATTGATCCAGCAGATGAATAACTGTGCAGCAAAGGTCAATGATTCTGCTTGGCGAATTATTAAGCGAAAGTCAGCAGGTGACATTTCAGCACCTATCGGCTTGGCAATGGTTGTATCAAAGCTAATGCTTCCTGCTCCAAAGCCTCAAATCATCACCTAGACACGAAACCCCTAAATTGTCAAATATTAGACAAAGTGTGCTAATATGTAAACATGGGTCGTATACTGCAAACATTCGGATTACAAACTAAACCAATCCTCGAAGCGCAGTCCGCCCCTCAAGTTTTAGGCGAGTATTCGCCGTATGCAATGCCGTTCCAATATGCGTATGTTTCACGAACAGAAGCAATTTCAGTTCCAGCATTACAACGATGCCGCAATCTTCTTTGCGGAACTATAGGCGCAATTCCCTTAGAGCTTTACAAGAAATCTACAAATGAAGAACTTGGCTCTCCTGTATGGATGGAGCAACCTTCATATTCACAGCCACGATCAGTAACTATTGCTTGGACTGTTGATTCATTATTGTTTTACGGACAAGCCTTTTGGAAAGTTGTTGAAGTTTACAACGAAGATGGTCGCCCATCACGATTTGAGTGGATTGCTAATCATCGCGTAACTGCAACACTTGATTCTACAAATACATTTGTTCGTTCTTATGCAGTAGATGGCATTACATTGCCAATGGACGGCTTGGGTTCTCTTATAACATTCCAATCATTAGGTGATGGCATCCTTAACAGCGGAGTACAGACAATTCGCGCTGCTATCGATGTCCAAAAAGCCGCAGCTATTGCAGCAGGCACTCCAATGGCTACTGGCTACATCAAGAACAACGGTGCAGACCTTGATCCTAAAGAAGTTCAAGGATTACTCAACGCATGGAAGAACGCTCGCAATAACCGTTCAACTGCTTATTTGACATCTACTCTTGAATACACACCAGTTGCGTTTTCACCAAAAGAAATGATGTACAATGAGGCAATTCAAAATCTTGCTACGGAGATTGCCCGTCTTTGCAATGTCCCTGCTTATTATGTATCAGCAGAGATGAATAACTCAATGACTTATTCAAATGTTCAAGATGAGCGAAAGCAATTCTTGGCATTATCTCTACAGCCATTTATTACAGCTATTGAAGATCGTCTATCGATGGATGATATTACTCCTAGAGGTCATGTCGTAAAGTTCGACATTGATAAGACATTCTTGCGCACAGACCCACTTGCTGAACTAGCAGTAATCGAAAAACTCCTAGCCCTACAGTTAATTACAACTGAGCAAGCTATGGAAATGACAGACCTATCACCTAATGGAAGCAATGGTATGGAATGAACCAGATCGTAACCCTTACGGCTGAACTTACAGCGGACTCCGCTAGCCGCACTATCTCTGGCAAAATTGTGCCATTGAATGTTGAAGCAGGTTCGACCAATTACGGCAAAGTAATCTTTGAATCAGGATCAATCGAAATTCCTGATGCTAAGTCAATCAAGTTACTTAGCCAACACGATGTCAAAAAGCCTTTGGGTCGCGCTGTTAGCTTCTCAGAGTCAGATGATGCAATCAACGCAGTATTTTCTATTAGCCGTTCACAACGCGGGACAGAGGCACTTATCCTGGCAGAAGAAGGATTACAATCCGGACTTAGCATCGGTGCAGAAGTATTAAAGTCAAAGATTAAGGGCGGCGTGACTTATGTATCCGCTGCTCGCTTAGTCGAAGTAAGTTTAGTAACAGAGCCAGCATTTAAGTCTGCTCAGGTTACTGATATCGCAGCAGAAGAAGCCGAAAAGGTAGAAGAAGCTGTATCCGAAACCAAACCAACAGAAAGCGAGATAGCCAACGTGGAAAATACCACTCCAGCCGTCGAAGCAACACCAGTTGAAGCACCAGCGGTTGAAGCTGCTCGCCCAACTGTAACAGCAATGGCTTACACAAAGCCACGCATTGAAATCACAGCAGGAAAGTACGCTGAACAAACAATCCGCGCAGCACTAGGTGATGAGTCAGCTCGTCAATACCTACGCGCAGCAGATGACACAACAGACAACGCAGGTCTTGTACCAACACGCCAATTGTCAGAAATCATCAACCCACTTGGTACAACAATCCGTCCATCAATCGATGCAATCTCTCGCGGAGTGCTTCCTGATGCAGGTATGACATTTGAAATCCCAAAGATTACACAAATGCCAACAGTTGCAATCGAGCCAGAAGGTGACGCATTCAGCGACACAGATCAGAATGCTTCATTCCTATCAGTTTCAGTTCAAAAGTACGCTGGACAACAGACATTCTCTGTTGAACTTCTAGACCGTACATCTCCAGCCTTCTTTGATGAGCTAGTTCGCAACATGGCAGCAGCTTACGCAAAGGCAACAAACGCAGCAGTAAACGCAGCACTTATTTCAGGTGCTTCACTTGATGCGACAACAGTTGCAACATATCCAACAGCTGCAGAGCTTCTAGGAATTGTTGCTCGCGGTTCAGCTTCTGTTTACGCAGCTACAGCAGGACTTCCAAATCCATTTGCTCGCAACATGGTTGTATCAACAGGACAATGGTCAAACATCATGTCATTGAACGACAATGGTCGCCCAATCTACACAGCATCACAGCCAATGAACGCAGGCGGAGCAGTAGCGCCTACATCACTCACAGGCAGCGTTGCAGGACTCAACTTATTTGTTGATCCAACAAACGCAGGCGATGGCGATGGAACAATCCTTATCGTAAACCCAGATGCTTACACATGGTATGAGTCACCAACATACCGCCTTCGTGCAGAATCAACAGCTAACGGATCAGTAACAATCGGTTACTACGGCTTTGGAGCAATCGCTACAAAGGTCGGCGCTGGCGCATTCAAGAACAACAAGGCATAAGTAACACCCTAAGTCGCTGGGAGTGGGGCGCAGCCCTTGCCTCACTCCCAGTCTTTAGAAAGGAATATGAATGTCACTTTGCACAGTTGCAGAACTTCGCTCAGCACTAGGTGTTGGCTCGCTTTACGCTGATGCCACCCTTCAACAGACTTGCGATGCAGCTGATGCCGTCATTCTTCCGATGCTCTGGGCTCCTAAATGGTTCCCAGTAGCACACAGCAACATTGTTGGCACAGGCACTTTATATTTTGATATTCCAGTTCGAGATATTTTCTATGTTGGTCAGACTGTAACAATTGCCAACTCAGGTACTAAATACAATGGCTCAAAGACAATTACAGCCGTCAATACATATTCAATTTCAATTACAACTACTCACACAGTTGTACAACCCAAGCACCCTATTGATCCATTTGGCACAGTCACAGCAGAAACCTACACAGACTGGACAGCCGATTCAGCAGTTCAAGAAGCTGCACTTATGATTTCAGTAGATATCTGGCAGGCTCGCCAGGTTAGTTCTACAGGTGGCGTATCACCGGACTTTACTCCTAGCCCATATCGCATGGGCAACACTCTTCTGGCTAGAGTTCGTGGACTTATTGCTCACGCACTTGATCCGCGTTCGATGGTCGGATAATGCCAGTTGCTCTCACTACTCTTAGAACCACGATTGCGACAGCATTAGTCGATAACGCTAAGTGGCA